CGCACATAAAGCAAACGCCCCGAGCCTCCCGGCCCGGGGCGTTCTCTTATTCTCAGCTATTCCACGGTGCTTTTCCGATGTCCTTCTCGCTGTACCCCGCATCAAGATACAGCCAGTCCTTTTGTTTCTTGCTCAGCTGCATCTTGTCGATCGCGTCCAGCGCCTTCGCCTTCTTGCTTCCGTTGATGGTCTTGCCGTTCTCGTCCTTGTCGGCGGTCAGATCGGCCGTCGCGTCCTTGTACTCGGCATAGGTCTCGGCGCTGATGCCCTGCTTCTGCGCCTCCTGCGCCGCCGCATAGCTTCTCGACGAGCGGGACAGGTCATCGTGCAGCCGCTCTTTCTGCTCGTTCGTCAGCTTGAGCTTGCGGACGAGCTCGAACTGCGCTGCCTCGCGCTCGCCGTCGGTCAGGCTGTCGTCCTTGTCGATCTTGCGCCACTTCTGGATCGCGTCGTAGATGACCTCGCGGTCCGCGCCCATGTCGATAAGCTCCTGATAGGTCCGCGTCTGCGACGCGCTCAGTCCGCCGTCGTTCGCTGCATAGAAGTCACGCGCCTCGCTCAGCGCGTTTCTGCCGAACAGCATCGCATGCAGCACGGTCGAAAAATCGGGATTGACTGCGTATTGCAGCCGCTCATTGTCGCCGCTTCCCTTATACGTGCCGCCGCGTGCCAGCGTCTCCACGCCCTGCGCCGTCTTCTCAAGTTGCCGCCCGCCGGGGAGCGTGTCGCCCGCAATGCCCATGAGCTGCCGCATGATCTCGCTGCCGAATCCCTCTGTGTCGCCGGACGCGGCGTCCGAAACGGCGCTGCCGATTCCCTTTGCCGTGCCGTAGATATCCGGCATCGGCAACGTCTGGTCGCCCAGGCCTAACAGGCCGGACACATTGCGCACATACGGAACGTCGTTGCTGACGTTGTAGATCGTGTCCTCTGCCGCCGCCGCAAGGTTGAATTCGTCGTTGCCCGCATCTTCATCTGTGCCGAACAGGCGCTCGCCGGTCATCTTCTGCCACACGTCGTCGACCCACACGCCCAGCTGCTCGTTGGTGCTCAGTCCGTTACCGGACGCCAGAAAGCCCGTCAGCAGGCCCAGCACGTCGAACTGCGCCGGTGTGCCGCCGTACAGCTCCTCGTCCACGCGGTTCAGGATGAACGCGCCGAGCAGCGTGCCGACGATGATACCTACCAGCCGCCGCGAGGCTTCCTTCTTGCCCAGCTTCTCCTCCATCTCGCGCAGCCCGGGCCCAAAGAGATCCTGCGTCACGTGCTCCCAGCTGTTCAGCGCTTCCACCTGGAACAGGTTCACCATCTGCGAAATAAGGTTTTTCGACTGGAATGTCAGCGGCGCCGTGCCCTTCGAGCGCGAGCCCATCATGTCGCGGCCCCAGCGGTCCGCCGCACGCAGGGCGTCTTTCTCGCTCTTGCCCTCGGCGAGCTCCTTGCGGTACTTGCCGCGCACCGCGATCGAGCTGACGAGGTAGTCCATCCGCTCAAGCGGCCAGAACAGCGCCGCCGTGAACTTGTCGCCCTTCGTGCTCGTCAGGTAGCGAATGCCGCGTTTCTCCGTCAGAAAGTCGCTCCTGTCGGCGAAGTCGCCCTTCGCCTTTCCGCTCGCGATGTCTCCGATCGCCTCGGCGACGTACTTCGGCCCCAGCTCGCCCGCGATCATCGGCAGCTGTGCCGTCTGGTTCAGCGCCGACGAGAGGTTCCCCGCCACGTTCGCGCGGGCAAACGTGCTCACGAGCTTGCGCCCCACGTTCAGCGACATGCGCCCGACCTCGCGCTCCATGCTGCGGTCGTTGAACAGCTGCTTGCCCGCCAGCTTGTTCGCGTAGTCATCCAGCCACGTGACAAGGTCGCCGTATTTCGTCGTCTGCGTCACGTCGTCGAATAGGCTGTCGGTGTACTTCTCCATCGCCTGGTTCATGGCTTGATAGCTCATTTTTGCACTGCTGTCAATGATACCATTCGTTTTCAGGAACAGCTCTTTCTCCTCCGCCGTCGCGAATTTCAGGTCTTCTGCCTGCTGGATCTGCGCGCTGATCTCGTCCGGCGCATACTTCTTGCGGAAGTATTTCGACGCTGCGCGCGTGCGCATGATATCGTCCGTGTGATACAGCACGTCGCTCAGATAGTCGACGTACTTCTCAAAGCCCTTCTGGATGTCATAGTCCGTGCTCTTGCCGTTTCGGTGCTGGAAAAAGGGATTGTACCGCTTGTTCGGCTTGAATTCCTTCGTCAATCCCGCGATACTTGCTGGCAGCTTGCCGACCTCGGCACCCAAATCAACGCCGATGGCCTTGAGCGCCCGCTCGAGCTTGCCGCTCTCCGCCTCTGGCTGGAAGTGCGGCGCGTAGCCCTTGATAAAGCCGATGGGCTCGTACCCGTGCGCCACGAGGAAGTCGTTGATTGCAGCGTAGAACTCATTGTAGAGCCCGCTGTATTTCGCCGCCGCGTTCTCGACCCTTACGCGGTCGACCTCGCCGCTGTCGAGCTCCCTCTTCGTCTCGAGCCAGTCCGCGTATCGCTGCGCCAGCTCGCGCTCCTCCTTGCCGTGCAGACCAAACTCCTGCGCCGTGTCTTTCATCTCCGCGCCGTCGAGCAGATTTTCCGCCGCGTGAATGATCTGCTGCTTGATCTCGCTCTTGCCGACCATCTCCTCGACGGCCTTGCCCTCGATGGAGAGCTGTGCCAGCGCCCGCTCGCGCTGCGTCAGCGCATCCTCCTTGCCGTCCTCGCCCTTGAAAGTGCGCACCTCGTCGTGCATTCGGTTGACGAAGCGCTTTCTCTCCTGCTCGTTGACGTAGACCGGCTCGAAGATCGCCTCGTTGATCTTCTCCCCTCGCTTCCAGCCGAAGATCGCGCGCATGCTGCGCTGCGGCGTGCGGTGGTACAGGGCGAAGCCGCTCTCCGGCGAAATTCCCTTGCCGCTTTTCTCCTTGGTGAATTCGCCGTCAAAGTGCTCGTCGAAGAGGTCTTTCATCTTCTCTTGCAGCCTGTCGTTGATCTCCGCGCGGCGCTGCCGGATGAAGTCGGTCGACATAGACTGCTCGGCGCTGTAATAGTCGGCCAGCTCTACCACCTTGCCGCGGTTCATCGTCGCCGGGATATCTGCCTCGTCGTACAGTCCGGATGCGATGTTCAGTGCGAAATTCTGCTCCTTCGGCGTCGCGCCCAGGCGCTTGATGGCCTTGCGCGTCTCGCGCTGGATCGTCTTCGCTGCTCGGTCGTTCGCGATAAGCTGCTCAACGTTGCTGTAATCGCCCGCGCTGTTCTCGATCTTCACACCCAGCTTCTCGAGCGCTTCCGTGCCCTTGAATTCGTCCTTGACCTTGTCGCGCAGCCGCTCGGCCTTTTCCGCCGCCTGCTGCGCGCTCCTGCCGGAAAGATAGGCGTCCAGATTCGGGAATTCCTGCATGTTCGGCTTCTTGCCGCGCTCGTCCTTCACGCGCTGCACGGCCTCCTGCACGCTGCGCGGCATCCGCGCCAACTCCTTGTCCCACTCGCCGCCGTCTTCATCCTCCGCCGAGAAACGCACGTTCTTGATGCTGTTGATCTTATCAAGGCGGTCTGCGTCGTCTCCCGCGCGGTACTCCACGACGTTCATGCCCGCATCGCGCATCTCGCTCAAGAGGTCGCCCGGCGCATCATCCGGCGCGACAACAGCAAGCGCTTCATCGAAGCCGACGACGCGCTGCGGCTTGGCCTCGAAGTAGCCGACCGGGATCTTCGCGGCAATGTCGAATAGCCGCATGATCGACATCGCATTCCCGTCTTTGATGGTGTAGCCGTCCTTTGCAAACGACCGCTTGATCGCCGCCGGAGAATGCTCACCCTTCGCAGCTTCCGCAAGCACATCTTCCAGGATGTGCCGCTCCTCGTACTCGCTGTCGCTGTGTGCCTTTGTGCTTCGCAGAAGATCGTCCACAACGCGGTCGATCTCGATGTCGAGGTCGCGCAGCCGCTTTTCATGTACGTCGTCGCTTTCTGCGCGCAGTCTCTCTTCGTCCGCGTGGATCGCATCGACGCTGTCATACTGAGGTGCCGACGTTGCGGTGAGCGTCCCGCCGGTCAGACCCCACATGCCCTCGCCGCGGTCACTCGCATTGTTCATCGCGCGCACAATATTTTCCGCCGTATAGTCCCAGTGCGTCTCCTTGAATGGCTTTCTGCCGTTTTCCGTGTACGGGTCTTTTCCGTTGTAGATACCCGGCTTCCCGAGCATCCCGTCCAGCCGCGGTCTCACCCACTGCTGCACGGTCTTTTCTACGTCACCCCAGCTTCCGCTTGGCGCGATCATGCTGTACATCTTCGCCGACGTAGCCTCTTTGTCGACCTCGTCGCCGCTCATACCGTTCTGCTCGATATACGCCTCGGCGTTTCGGATAAATTTTTCAATGCGCCAGTCTTCCAGCCTGTTTTTCTGCACGGCGATGAGCTTGTCCCGGTTCTCCGCTCTCCGCTCAAGCAGCCGCGCGTTCCGCTTTGCCCAGTCGTCCACGATGACCTCGCGTGCAGCGTTCAGTGCGCTTTCGCCGAGCCTGCCGCCCGTCTCCATCTCCGCGCAAAGCCGTGCCACTTCCTGCATGCCCACGCGGTCGATATACTGGCGCAACACGTCGTTGCCCAGGCTGTCGAACTTCTTTTTCTTGTAGACGGGTTCGAGCGATTCGCCCTTGCTCTGTAAGTATGCAGCCTGCACGGCCGGGTATTTCGCGAGGCGCTCGGCGATGTCATCAAGGCTCAATTCGGTCACTTCGTTCACGCCCGCCGCTCCGATAACGCTGCTATTTTGGAACGCGCCGCCCGCGAACTCGCTCGACAGTCTGTCGATCTCGCGCTCGAGCGCTCTCGCATTGCTCTGGTCGACCTCGTATTCCACGCGCGCGTTGCTGCGCGTCGGCGTCCAGGCGTCCCCTCCGTAGACCTTGTTCTTGCTGCTTCTCTGCGGGTCGATGGTCTCGCGCGGGAAGACGGCGGAATACTCGCCATAGTTGGTGTGCCCGTCTTTCGCCTTGACAATGGCAATAGAGGGCGCGGGCCATGCTCCGATGTCGAGCGTGCGTCGCAGCTTCTCCTCGGTCATGTTGTGCATGGCGACGAGCGTCTTCGTCTCCTCGACCGGCTCATCCAGCGAAAACCGCGTCTTCGGCTTGACGTTCCCGCCGTTTTCAGATACACTTTCCGCAGAAGAGGCGGCGCCGCCGGTATCGACGTCCTTTGCGGACGATTCTCCGGTCTTGAACGGTTCCGTCTCTTCGCCCATGATCTGCCTGCGAATCTCGTCGCCCAGCGTCGGCGACTTGACATTTTCATGTACGTCTGATATAGTGTCGCCCGAGCGGTAGTCTTTTGGGCGCTCGGCCTTGTAGCCAAACTCGCCTAAAAAGCTGTCCGCTTTTTTGCTGTCGTAAATGCGGAGCGTCTTGCCTTCTGCAATCTGATTTTTAATCCACGCCTGCGGGTCATCCAGCCCGTAGGCGCTTTTTATTCTGTTGACGCTTTCGCCGTCCAGCTCGGTATTTTTCAGCACTCCGACAAGCAGCGGCTTCCCGTCACCGTCGATATCCTTTGTCAAAATGCCGATTTTATCGCCCACCTCGAACGACAGTACCGGATCGGACAGGGCTTCCGCGAGCCTCGTCATTGCTCTTGGCGGAACGTTGTGTTTTTCGGACCTCGATTTTCTAAAATCCTTCTGCGACATGACAAGCGGCTTGCCGTCAAATCCCGCCGCGTCAAGCGAGCTCGGCGATTCTCCGTAGTAGAATTCATCGTGGGTCGTCATTTCTCCCGCGCGGTATTTCCTCATCTGCTCGCGAATGGTCAAGCCTCGCGTGTTGTTGATGCTGTAGCTCTCCCCGCCATCCGCAAATACAGTATTCTCGTCGCCGGTGTCCGGCTTGCGCCCTCTGCGTTCCTCCGCCGTCAGGCCGCGGCGCGAGGCAGCGTCCCGCGCCTCGATCTCGCCCGCCGTGTCGCGGTAGAGGTCTCCCGGCAGTCTGCCGTCCCTCGCGTTTCTGTCAATGCTGTCGCGCAGGCTGAAATAATCCCACACGCGGTCGCCGTATTTTTCTTCCAGTTGGTCGCGCCTTTCGTCGAAGCGCACCCATTCCGGCGGATCCGGCTCGACCTGCTCCCATGTGTCCATGTCGACTTTCCCGCGCGGCACCGTCGGCGCCATGGCGTTCAGTTCTTCCATGCTGCGCATAAACTCGGGATCGCTTGCCTTCATCTGCTCATACTGCTCGCGCAGCCGCGCGCCTTCGCGTCTGGTTTCGGCGTCCCTGCCGTCATATCCCTCCTCGAGTTTTCTGTTCCAGTATTTCAGATTTGCCCCGGGTGTGAAGCTCTCTCTTTGCTGAATGGCGTGCTGTACCTCGTGAATGAGGGAATTCAGCAGCGCCTCCGGTCTGTTTTTCAGGTCGCGGCTCAGTTCAATGCTGTCGAACCTGCGGTTATACCCGCCGTTCTGCCCACGCTCAAGCGTCTGGAACGTTACGCCGACGTCGGCAAGATCGGGATAAGCTGCGAATAGTTCCGGCGCATTTACCAGCTTGCCCAGCGTGGTGTAATTGGGGATGGATTTTGTAGCCTCTTTCGTTGTCTCCAATGTGAGCGCCCACTTCTCAAAATCGCCGCCAAACTCGCCGGTCAGCTTCTCATACAACGCCTCATCGGTGTCTCCGCGCTCTGCGCTTCTCTGGTAGTCCGCAAGGTCTCTCCTCTGCTCGTCCGTCAGCTTGCGGTCGGTCAGCCTGGCCCATGCGCGGTTTTTCTCCCGCAGTTCCGTGTCATAGTCATACAGTCCCGATTCAAAGCGCAGCTTCATCCCACTGTCGTTCACCTCGGAACGCCACTTGCCGTCCGCGCCGCGGAACCAGCCCGTTTTCTGCCGGATCGTCTCAGCGTCCACGCCCTGCATCTCGTAGCGCTCGGCCTCGTGCAGCGCGTCAAGGTCTGCATTCTCGGCATTGCGGCCCGCGTAAGAATATTTCTCAGGCGGTCCTCTGCTCTTTACCTCATCCACCGCGCGCAGCGTCAGGCCTTCCAGCTCGCTCGCCGGATGTTCCGCCGCTTCCGCCGTGCGTTCGATCGCGTCGACCGCCTGCTCGTGGTAGTGGCTCGCCCTCTGGCCGTAGCTGTCGATGCCTGCGTAGGCATCCTCCATGATCTCTTCCCACACGTAGAGCTCGCGCTCTTCCGCCGTCATGCCGACATAACCGTTCGTCAGCGGCTCATAGCAGCGCTCATAGACTTCGTAGATGCCGCGCCAGTCCGCGCTGCCGCGCACCGTCTCCATGAAGACGCGCACGTTTTCTTCTTCCGTGATGAGGTGCCCGACCTCGTGCTTACCGATCTCCGACGCCGTGCGCTTCTCACCGTCCACGCGCAGCACCATTTCGCCGCTCTCGCGATTGATGATGCCGCGCACGCCGACCGGCCCGTTCTCGGTCTCGACCTGCAAAAGGCCCGTTACCATCGTCACGTGCTTCACGCCCTTGCCGCGTGCCCAGTCCGAAAAGCCGCGCAGCTCGTCGTCCCAGTCTTCCTCTGGCAGCACGTGCAGCGTCTCGTCGCTCGTGCCGCCCTGCACGCCCAGTGCCGCCGCACTCGTGAGCGGCTGCTCCCACGCGATCTCTCGGCGCCGCTGCGTCAGCTCTCGGTTTCTGCGCCGTCCTTCCGCTGTCGTGCTGCGTAATTCGCCAGCTCCTCCGGCCCCAGGCTCAGAAGGTCGCCGTCCTCTGTCTCCACCGTGTAGATCGTTTTCCGCTGCCACGGCATCGGCACGCTGCCCGGTGCCTTCGGCAGGCTCAGGCCCTCCGGCATTTTCTTCCTGTCGTCCATAGATTCCTCCGTTCCGCCCCTCCGGCATGTCGTAGATCGGGAGCTCTTCGTGTGTCCGCTCGCTCATGTCCGCGCCGGGGATGGCTTTCTTTGCTGCAATGTATTCTTCGTTCGGTGCAATGTGCTGCCCGTGGATATCCGTGTAGCCGTTTGTCAGCATGTCGTCCAGCAGCAGCTCCACGCGCTTCGCCGCCGCGAAGTTTTCCTGCCCGTGGTTGTGGATGATCGCGTCGAGCGAGCGGTCGATGTCATCGTAGCGCACGCCCTCGTCATCCAGCAGCCGTGCGATGCGCTCGCTCACGCCGCGCTTGGTGCGGATGTATTCGTCGTCGCCCGCCTCGCGGCTCGTCCGGCGGATGAGCTCGCCGCCCTTTTGGGCAAAGCTCATCTCCTCCTGTAGGACTGCCGCCGCGTCCGCGTAATAGCTGTGCAGCTCGGGGTGGTCGAACTGGAAGGCGTTCACGCTTCGCCCGCCCACGCTCGCGCTGTCGCGCCGGTCGATGTGCTGATCCTCATTCACGCGATAGATATTCTCTTTCGCGTCCACGGCCAGCGTGCCGTCTTTCAGTCCGTCTTCAACCTTCTGCGCGTTCTGCTCGTTGCTGTACTCAAGAAGATTCACGCGCTTGCCCGCGTCCAGGGCGTCCGCTTTGCCCTCTGCTGCGCCCTGTGCGGCGTTCGGCTGTGTGGGCGTCAAATTACCCCCACCCGTGCCCTGCGCGCTCTCAGGCGTCACCGCAGGCTGTGCGGGCATGGTGTTCTGCTGCCCGACGGTTGGCGCGGGTGCCGGTTCGGTGTTCTGCATCACCGCCGCGGCGCCCGGCGCACGCGGAGAGATGGGCGGCGTCGGCGCGTTCTCCTGCATGGCGCTCATGCCGCCGCCCGTCCGCAAGGGCGCGATGCCCCCGCCGACCGGCCCGACCGGTACAAGTCCGGATGCGCCCGTGCCGATGCCGCCCGCGCTCGTGCCTGTATAGGGGAGCATTTCGCCGTAGATGCTCAGCAGGAATTCCCGCATTGCGTCGACTTCCTTCTGCGCACCTACCACTTGCAGATCATCCAGCGTATAGCGCATCTTGTCCACGGCGTCCATGACGGACTGTGCGCCCGCCGCCTTCTGCTCCGCCGTCGCGCGCGGGTCCTCAATGATGCGCTTGGCGTAGTCGTAGCGCTCCTTGGCTGCGTCGTTCAGCTCGTTCATGTACTTCTTGTTGCGCCCCGTGATGGCAGCGGCGTTGATGGCGCTCGAGATCGCGCCGAAGGCAAAGGCCGTCAGCGCTGTCTCGCCGATAGCTTTCCAGTCCGGCGTGTAGTCTTCGTCGGTCATCGCCTTGGAGAGCTCGCTCGCGCCGGTCTCGCCCGCCGCATAGCCGACCGCCGATGCACCGCCGAGTGCAATGTTCGGCAGGACGTAATTCTGCTTGCCTGCCGCGCGCAGCAGCTTGAGCCCCGCCGCGTTCACGCCCTTGGAGAGCGCGCCGCCCGCCGCCACGCCGAGCGCCGATACCGTCGCGCGCAGCGTCGCCTTTTCCGCGTCGTACTGCTCGCCCGCTTTGCGGCGGTAGTCCGCCGCGTTCCCACCGGCCACGGACAGCGCGCGCCCCGCGACATCCATGCCCGGCGCGACCATGCGTTCCGCCGTCTGCAAGCCGATCTGCGTCGCCGCCGGAACGATGCTCAGCACGCCTTTTTTGATGCCCTTCGTCCCCGCCGTGCTCTCCTCGCTCAGCTTTTGCGCAAAGGAATAGCCCTTGTCAGCCGTATCATACAGGCTGCTCGCCGTCTTCTCGCCGCTCTCGATGACCTTGCCGTACTTCTCGCGCTCGCTGCGCGCGATCGCAAGGGCCTCGTTCGTCTCCTTGATGTCCTGCGCCGTCATCGTCGGGTCTTTCAGCGTCTTTTCCAGCGCCGCAATCTGCTTGTCAAGCGTTTCCGCTTGCCTACGATAAACTCCGCTCATCTCCGTGCCGCCGCGCCGGTCCGTCGCCACGCCGCCGAGGTTTGCAAGGTTCGCGCCCTCGGAGACAAGGCCGCTTTCAATGCCCTTGAGCACCCGCTGCCCGAAGGTCTGCTTGCTCGCCTGTCGGCTGGCGCTCGGCGTGGTCTGCTTGTCCAGCTCGTCCGCGTGCTCGGTCTCGCGCGTCGTCTTCCTGCTCGCGGCGATGCTGCGCTGCTTCTCCGCACCGGGAATCTTCGTAATCTGGATGCGCCCGCTGCTGCCGCTCACGGCGCTGCCGCTGCTTCCCTTTTTCTCCCCTGAATAGTCTTTTGCCGAGGGCGCGCTTTTCTGCGCGCCCTCGGGCTTGATTTGTGTGATCTTAATTGCCATATCGTCACCTCATCAAAACGTGATGTTGAAGCCGTTGGCTTTCAGCTTTCGGGAAATTTCGGTTTTCTCCTCGTCCGTCAGCGCCGCGCGGTCCAGCGCCGCCGCAAACGCCTCGGGCGAATTGAACCGGTAGCCGTTCCACGTGAAAATACCCTCGTCCGGATCGTAGCCGAACGTCATCCTCCCGCTGCCGCTTCCGGTATAGCCGTACTCCGACGCGAGATAATCGTCGTTGAAGCCGTTCTTTTTCAGCACGTTCACGACCTCCTGCGTCAGCTGTCCCGCTTTTGCCATCGCCTTTGCGGTTGTCAGGCTCATGTTCGTTCCGCCGCCGCTCGTCCCGCCGGACCGCCTCGTGGTCCCGCCGCTTCTGCCGCTCGTCTTCGCCGCGGCCTGCGCCGCCTGCTGCTTGTAGTAGTTCTCGAGCGCCTTGACGTACTCGCTCTCGTACCCGCTCTTGCCGATGAGCCCCGCGCTCGGCGAAACGCCTACTTGCAGCATCGCGTCGACCTGCGACCGGCTGAGCTCCTGGTCCTGCTGCTGCTTTTCCTTGATCTCGTCCAGCACGCCGAGATAGCGGTTGTACTCCGTGTTGTCCTGCCCCTGCAAACCGCCGAGGTAGTCCTGCAAGCGGCCGTACTCGCCGAGGTAGTTGTTGTAGTCGAAGTTCCTGTCGGTGTTGAACTGGTTCAGCCGGTCGAGATACTTCGCGTAGTCCAACTGTTCCTGATTGTTCACGGCCTCAAGGTCGCTGAGCTTCATCTGGTAGTCCTTGAGATACCGCTCGTATGCCTGCTGATAGAGCGTCGGGATCACGTCGGAGAGCTTCGTCGCGTAGTAGTCGCCCGCCTGCGTCGCCGCGTTCACGGCGAACGAGCTCGGCCGCCCGCCGCTCGCGGCGCTTGCTTTCGCCAGTGCGTCCGCCGTCGCCCGCTCGCCCTCGCGCAGGTACGTCTTTTTGTAGCTGCTGTACTGCGGATCCGTCTCCTTGCTCCACGAGAACGGATCTCGCTTGAGCGCCGCGTCCAAAAGCTCCTGCTGCTTCTGCTGGAAGCGGTTTTCGTAGCTTGGCGCGCTGCCGTATGTAAACGGCTTGAACGAGCCGATCTTGTCGAGCGTCTCGTCGATCTTCGGCGCGTACTTGCCGTCGCTCACGTACTGGCTGCCATCCGCACCGGCAGTGTAGTTGCCGTAGCTGCTGCGCAGCTGGTTTGCCTTGGCGTTGATGAGCGCGCGCTGCTCCGCCGTCGCCGCGCCCGCGTACTGCTTCTTGAGGTCGAGCACGCTCATGCCGAACTCGGGGTACTTTTTCGCAAGGTCGAGATCGTACTGCGAAAAATTCACATTGCTGCCGCTCGCCGCCTTTTGAAAGTCATCGTATGTATACGCCATTTTCTTCTCCTCTCTGCTTGAATTTTACTGTGGTCCGCGCGTGCTCTTGAGCTCGCTGCCCGCGTAATACTCGCGGTTCATCGAATAGACGCGGCACTCGCCCTTGCCCTCGATGCGGATGCGGTAATGGTCCGCGCGCCGCGGCACGATGGGCAGGTAATAGCTGCGCTTTCGCTCCGGTTTCAGCGTTTGCCCGGCCTGCACCCACTTCCCGTCGGAATCAAACTGCATCAGCACCTTTGCTTCGGCCCCCGCCGCGACCTCGATGCGCACCCACAGCTTGGCGATGCTCTTCTTCACGCCGTCGTAGCTCGTACTTTGGCTCGAGCCCTTTTCCGTGAAGTCGCCCGTCTCGGCGAACCACGTGAAGTCATCCTCGTCCGTGCAGCCCTCCGGCGCGTCGAGGATGTTGCCCGTCAGCGCGATCTCGCCCTCCGCCGTCAGAAAGTAGGTATTCCCCTGATGACGGCAGAAGTGCGTCGCGTGCGTCTTGTCCTCGATGTGCCACATGCCCTTGCGCGTGTCGTAGACGTAGAGCTTCCACTCCCCGCTCTCGTCCTGCGCGCTCAGATAATACTTGAGGCCGTCGCTCCCTGCACGCCCGCCGCGCAGCCTCGTCATGCCGAAGGCGTCGTGCAGGCTTTGCGGGATGCCGCCCGAGTAGATCATCACGCCGGAATTGGAGAGGTACAGCAGCCGCTCGCCCGCGATGGCGAGGCTCCCGCCGCTGCCCTTGGCAACGCCCAGCGTGGCCGAGCCCATCACCTCAAAGTTGGACGGAATACTGCCGTACACCTTGTAGATGTGGTCCTCCTTGAAGAACACCGGATAGCCGAGGAAGCTCACGCACCCCGTGAAGTCACCCGCGCTGCCCGTGTCCACGGCGTAGCTGTCGGTCTCAAGGCCCTCGAACACGTTCCAGTTGAAGGGATCGCCGAGCTTGCTTGCGTAGATCGTCCGGCCGTCGCAGCCCCACAGCCGGTTTTCGTTCTCACACAGGTATTCTAAGTCCGGCACCGTGCGCCGAACCGTCAAGTTTCCCGTCTCCGTGTACTCTGTCGTGCCGTTGTCACCATCCAGCTTGAAGACGTTTTCATAGAAATACATCTTGTCGCCGTCGATCTCGCGGATCACCGGCGTTTTGTTGTTCTCCGTGTGCTTCGTGCAGCCCGCAATCGTCACCGCGTCGCCTGCCTTGAAGTAGTCGCTCCATGCGACACCGCTGCACTGAATGGTGTTCGCCTCCGCGGCCTCTTCGTAGAGCTTGCCGTTCGTGAACGTCAGGCTATTGCCGCTCCACGTGCTCTCAAGGCTGCCGAACTCACCCGATACCGTGTTGTAGCACTTCTTGTCCGGCAGGATGATGATATAGGCGCCGATGGCGGCAAATCGCTTCTCGCCCGCCGTCACGTCGCCTTTTTTCACGCCGCCGTAGTAGAAGGCTGTGCCCTCCACCCACGCGAGCGCATCCCACGCGAAAAGCCCACCCGGATTTACAAGATTCTTGTAAATTTTGCGCTTTGCGCGCGTCGAAAGCACAGGATAATAGTCGCTCGTCAGGTTTTGCATGTCCCACAGCCCGCCGTCCCCTGCACCCAGGTTGTGGTCAAGGCCGTAGAATTGCAGCTGCCCGCGCTTGCCGATGCCGTCGGCGTACGGGACCTCCGGCAGCTTCATTTGGCCTCACCGGCCTTTTTCGGCTCTGCCGCCTGCTTGTCCTGCGCGTTGCCCTGCGTCGGCTCTTCTGCCGCATCGCAGATCGTCACAATATTGCGAAGCGACTGGCGCACCGCTGCCACCACATCGACGGCATCGCCGTTGACGTTCAAAATGCCGATCAGGCGCATCGCGTGCGCCGCTTCCTGCTTAATTTTTTCATTCATGCTCTTTACCTCCAATTGGGTTGCGAATAGCTCCCGTAATTGTTGACCGGTCGAACCGATAGCCAATTTGTGTTGTAATACGTCCCGATGTTGACGATCGCGCGGTATCTCTTCCAGTTCGGATGGACATACGTCCCGACATTGATGACCGCCTTCGCGCCGCTTCCGCCGCCGCCACCGCCGCCGCTGTACGTTGTGGCGGTACCCTCGTCGGAGTAATCCGATACGATCCAGTCGCCGCCCCAATAATAGAGGTTGCACACCCACTCGTATGTCGTCCCCGGCGATAGCCCCGTGATCGTGCCGACGAATGTGCTCTCCCCGCCGCCGACTGCCGTGGAATTGAACTCAAATGTTCCGACGCCGGTGATGCGCACGTCGATGAGCCGCTTAAAGGTGTAATCATCCGAGCCGCCCGTAAACTTGGCGTACACGTTGAGCTGTGTCCCGTCTCCGTCGACCGGTGATAGCGTACAATAAAAGCTCGCCATGCCTTACTCCTCGATGAAAAACACCGTGCCATACGGCGCGTGGCCCGGCGGCGAAGCGCCGAACGTGTAGTTGCCGCTCAGCACCAGATAGCCGCCGCCGAGCGAGACGACAGGGTAGTCGCTGGCATCGTCTTTTCCGATCAATGCAAACGGCCCCAGCTCGGATTCAAGAAAGATATTTCCCGCTGCGTGCATCTTCATGCCACCATAGGTCGCCGTCAGACCGACGCCGACCTGCCCCGTGCCCGTGTAGGCAAGATCCATGCTGCCGACAGGGGTATCTCCGGCCAGCAGGCTCACGCTCCCGCCGCGCAGCGCGCCCGCTGTCAGCGTGCCGTCGATGTTGACTGCCTTGACGTGCAGATCGACCGTTCCTGTGCTCGCGATCTGCGCGCCGTCCTTGCTCAGCGTGAAAGTCGTGCCGCTCGAACCACTCGTCGCCGCCAGCGTGATTTTTTTCAAGTTCTGGTCGATAAGCGTCTGCGCATCGTTGCCGTCGATCTTGCCTCTCACCGTCGCGCGGATGCCGTTCACGTCCGCCGTCAGGTTTGTCACGCTGCCGTTCAGGTTCGAAATGCTCGCCGAAAGGCCCTGCGCCGTCGCTTGCAGCTGCGTGATGTTCCCCTCGGCGTCGCCGATGCGCGCCGCCAGCCCCTCGGCCACGAGCGCGACCTGCGTGATGTTCCCCTCCGCGTCCTTGATCTCGCCGTAGATGGGATCGGTGATCTGCTTGACGAACTCGTCCGCCGCCGTCTTGTTCATGTTGGAAAGATCTAAATTGTGCAGCGTGTAGCGCAGCTGCTCGACGAGCATGAAGAGGTAGTCCTGCATCGTCTCGATCTTGTCGCTCGCGCTCTCCTTCTGCGTGAACGACGGAAAATTCGTGTCGATGTATAGCCAGTTGGAAGGCATACTTCCTCCCCTCCTTTCTCTTCGGGCGGGAGAGCTGCGCGCCCTCCCGCCCCGCGCTTCACTTCATCGTCGCGAGCTTGCGGATCAGGTCGTCGCCGTACTGATACGCCGAGAGGTAATCCATCGTGCCGTCCGTCAACCCCGCGCGCTTCTGAAGCTGCGCGCGGTAATCGGGCGCCGTCAGCTTTCCGTGGAATTCCTTTTCCCACTTGCCCGCGTTCTCCTTGCCGGACCAGTACGCGGGGCACAGCTTGCCCGTCACGTCGAAATGGCGGATGACATTGCTCGCGGGGATGTTGTACTTCTTCATCAGAGCTTTCGTCAGCTCAAGTGCCTGCGCGACGGTCTTCGCGCCCGGCGCGTATACGCCGTTCTTGACCGCGTCACACAGCTCAATGCTGATGCTGTTGGCGTTCTTGCACTTGCCGTACATCGTCCCGCCGCCGGTCTGCGCGCAGCTCGGGTACTTCTTCCCGCCCACCGCCCACGCGATGCGCAGGTCGTCCACGCTCTGGATGACCTCTTTCTCGTCCACGAAGTAGTGCGCGCTCGTCTTCACCACGTTCGATGCGTAGTATTTGGCGTTGTTCAGCGCCGTGTCGCCGTCGTTGCCGGTGTAGTGGATCGCGATGTAGCGGATGACGCTCGCCGTGCGCGTGCCGCCGACGTTCCCCGCGTTTGCCGGGTATTTGCGGATATTCACACCGCTCACTCTCCCTTCGCGCTGCCCGCGGCGTTCTGTGTGCCGAAGTAGAACGCGATCACCATGAGGTACACGGTGTTAAACTCCTGCGTGACTGCGCCGCGCACCGTCAGGATGCAGAAGGTCGCCGTCAGCGCGATCGTCACAAGGCTCTTCACGCTGAGAAGGTTCGCAATTCTTTTGTTCAGTAATTCATTCATAAAGCCGTATCGTCCTTTCTGAAAATCTTGATGCCCGCCACCACGACGAGCTCCGTCGTCCACGCTTTGAACCATCGTTCCGTCAGCACATCCGGCGGCGGCACGCCGAGCGCCGTCATGATAAGCGACGCCACGGTGTACCACGTCAGGCTGAAAATGGCGATGGATATGTACTTGTCCCGCTTTTTCATCTTGTCCCAGCGGGCTTTCAGTGCTTTCATGCTGCCGCCCCGCTGTCGAGGATCGAGTGGATCCCGCACTCGGCCAAAAATTCTTTTTGCTTGTGCTTCACTTCGGCGGCGTAGTCCAGTGCGGCGTGCATGTCCCCGTTACAGTGCGCGTCCGGAATACGCTGCATCGCCTTCGCCGTCGCCTCGCCCAGCGCAATGGCAGCCCAGCTGCCCTCGATGAGCTTGAGCATCAGCTGCTCCTGCATCTTCTGTTGCTCGGCGGCTTTCTCGCGCTCCTTCTTGTCGCGCCGACGGTCTCGGGCGGCGATAGCCTCGATAAGTGCCACCACCACCGCCGCTGCGGCGGAAATCAACGCCGCCGTCATACCGTCGCCTCCTTAAAATACTGTCCAACCAGCTCGTGCGGCAGATACTGGAGAGTGATTTTGTTACCGGACTGCTCACCAATACGCTCGCAGAGGTACAGCTTAGTGTCCTCGGGGTCTTTGTAATAAAGACCATAGGTGTACTCCATACCACGAGCGGCCGAAATCGGGTCATCCTGCGTGCCCGCGTGGTCGACGTTGATGATCGTCCACATGGCAGGGGTGGAGTGCGGCGGCCAGTTCTCTTGCGTGGTGTGGCCCTGACCTTTGTTGACGCGGTAGACGTGCAGCACGCCGCTTTCGTCCATATCGCTGCGGCGGTCGCCGGGCTTGACGGTCTCGCCGATGTGATCCGCCCAGCGCGGGAACAGCTCGGGCGACTTCGCCGCCTCGCCGTCAGAGAGCGACGCGCTGGCCTGCTCGATGACCGGGCGCAGTTCTGCGGCGCGCGCCATGGTCACGACCTCGCCCGTGAGGGCGACCACCGCGCCGACGGCGGTCTCCGCCTCCGTGGGCTTGCCCATCTTGATAGACACCGTGCCATCGCGGTGGTCAGTGATGGCCCCGCTCAGGCTGTACTCACTGTTGTCGCACTCGTTGACGACCTCTTTGGTCTCGCCCGTGGGCTGGCCCTGCTCGTCGTACTTGGGGACGGTGTCGCGCTGCACAATGCTCCACGGTGTGTTGTCGGGCAGCAGTGCCGCCACGGCGTCGTGGGACATGGTGAGGTAGATGGTTTTGGTGTCGCGTCCGTCCCACGTGCGGTCGTTGTTCGCACCGCTGACCGCTGCGGGATATTCCGTGTTGTTGACTTTTACGTAGATGCTCATATGTGCTCCTTTCTATTGCTGCACAGCGTTCGCTTGCAGCCATGTTAAGAGGTCTCCCGTAGGCGGCTCACTGAATGTGATGGTGCGGTAAGCGTTATTCACCCAGCCTTTTGTGGAATAATACACATCGGTTGACCCGATGGCCCTCTGACTGTACCCGATGGCATAAAGGCCCGCGCTCGGATAGTACCCCATAGTAATGACGTAGCATTCTTGCGTGCTGGATATTGCCTCGCAAATAAAGTCTGCGTTCCAGCTTACCTGCGAATATGGGATATCGGGCTTTTCGTTGATAACCCACGTCTTTCCGATTGTCTCCTCAAATGTGATGTCATACCCCGTCCCGCCGATGAGCGTCCTGCCCTTGAGGATGTTGTACACTGTGCCGCCCACCATACATTTCCCGCCCTGCACGGTGTAGACCGTGCCGTTGACGAGCGTTTTGTGCGTAGCGGGCGGTGGCGGAGTGACATTGCCAGAGCTGTCGACTTCCATGTCCTGCGGGAGAATCAAAGCGGGGCGGATGCCGGACGAGCTGGATGCTTTGCTGGCCTCGCAGACGCCGTTGTAGTTGACGAGCCACACCAAGCTGGTGTTGTGGGTGATCGGGGAGCGGAGATACCAGTAGTCGGCCGAGCCGTTCAGTTTCGCAATACGCTTGTTGTTGGCGGACGTGCCGGTTCCGGCCTCGAAGTAGGACAGCTTCGCACCGTCTACCGGGAAGTAGGAGTTATCGCTGGTCGTGAAGCCAATCTCGTAGCCAGACAGCAGAAATATCTTCGCGGACAGGCCATTTGCACCGCTTTGATCCGAGCCACCGGAGCCGCCGTTCTTACGGTACGGGATCTTCACCTGCTTGATTGCGTCCCTGATGTTGCTCTCAAACGCGTTCAAGAACGTGCTGTTCAGTAAGCTGTGGATGGTGCTGTTCTCCAGATTGTTATCATCCGAGCTGTGCCATCGTGTGGCCTCGAGGATGTCCTTCATCAGCAACCAAGTGCCGTCGCAGGATTCGTCATACATGGAGCTCGGCTTGCCCTGATGGACGACCAAGAATTCTTTCGCTGTACCGCCTACTTTTAGTTTGACAATACTGCCGACGGCCTTGGTACCGAGTTTTGCATTTGCCATCTTCGCGCCTCCTTAGCCGTACACCCAGTTGATCGCGTAGTTCTCGGTGGGCGTGGTCTCTGTCGCAACCAGCGTCTGCTTGACAATGTTGCCGGATGCGATGTAGTCGCTGCCGCGCGTCGCCGCAACAAGCCCGCCCGAGCCATTGCCCTTGATGAGAGAGGTGGTGGAGGGGACATTGACGGGGCCTGCGGGGCCCTGCGGGCCGGTCGCACCGGTCTCGCCTTTCTCGCCCTGCTCGCCCTTTTCGCCCTGGTCTCCCTTGGGGCCTTTGATGTTGACCGTCGCGGGGTTGCTGAGGCCGCCGTCGTTCGTCCAACTCAGGTCTCCCACCGCGGACACAGCAGGGGTAAAGGTCGCGCCTTTTGCGCCGTCCGCACCTTTCGCGCCATCCGCCCCGGCAGGGCCCTGCGGGCCCGTCAGGCCTTGCGGGCCGGTTTCACCTTGCGGACCAGTTTTGCCCTGCGGGCCCTGTTCCCCCTGCGGACCCCTTGGCCCCTCTGGTCCGGTATCTCCCTTCGCGCCGTCAGTGCCGGCAGGCCCCCGTGCGCCCGTGTCGCCCTTCGGTCCCTTGAGGTTCACGGTCTGCGGATTCGCCTTGCCGCCGTCGTTCGTCCACGACAGGTCGCCGTCGTCGCTCATTCTCGGCGTGAACGTCACGCCGTCACGTCCGTTTGTCCCGTCCTTACCCGGCGCACCGTCTGCGCCGTCTTTCCCGGGCAGGCCGTCCGCGCCCTTTGCGCCGTCCTTGCCGGGGGCTCCATCCGCCCCGGCAGGGCCTTGAGGGCCAGTCTCGCCGGGATCGCCTTTCGGGCCCTGCGGACCCTCAGGCCCCGTGTCACCTTTCGCGCCCTGTAGCGGGCCGTTGTTGACGAACTCTCCGGTAATGCCGTCGAAAATGTAGATGTCGTAGGGCTCTGTCGTGCCCACGCCGTAGGCATCGCCTGCCGCTGCGGTCGCTTTCTGCGCGGCATCCAGCGCAGCCTTCGTGCCGTAGTAGCCCAGCACCTTGAAGCCGCTGCCGGTCTCCCCCTTGGGGCCTGCGGGGCCCTGTTCGCCTCGCGGGCCGGTCTGCCCCTGCGGTCCCTGTTCGCCCTGCGGGCCGCGCGGACCTTCGGGGCCGGTCGGTCCGGTCGCGCCGGTGTCACCTTTTTCTCCTTGGGGGCCGGTATTGCCCTTGTCGCCTTTCAGCGCGGCGAGCTGTGCCGCCGTGAAGTCGGAATAGGTAAAGGCATCGCCCTTGTCTCCCTTTGCACCCTGCGGGCCAGCGGGGCCGGTCTCGCCTTGAATGCCCTGCTCCCCCTGCGGGCCGCGCGCGCCGGTTTCACCTTTGGGGCCCTGCGGACCCGTCGCACCGGTTGCGCCGGTCTCGCCTTTTGGGCCCTGTGCGCCGGTTGCACCCGTGTCGCCTTTGGGGCCGGTTGCCCCAGTCTCGCCCTTGGGCCCCTGCGCGCCGGTATCTCCCTTGGGCCCTACCTCGCCCTGCGGACCGGTCGCGGCAACGCCCGTGTCGGCAAAAGCGTTCTGCGCCGCGTCCCACTTGAACCAGTGTCCGGTTGTGCTGTCGACGTATGGCATCTTGGAAACCGCCGTCTCCGCATCCGCCGCCGCCTGCAAAACCTCGTCGACCCAGCTTTGATAAGCCGGAGGCGGCTTGGTCGTGCCGTTTGCGCTCAGCGACGGCTCGACCACCGTGCGCCACGTCCGGCTCTTGGCGATCATGCCGCCCACGGTGTAGGTGAGCTCGGCCATGCCCTCGCCCGCCTTTGCGGTGTCGGCGTTGCTCAGCGTCCAGATCACGTCACCGTTCTCGCTCTTAAGGCTCGCGGGATATGGCGCGCTGTCGCCCTCACGCAGCACCGTCAGCGCGAAGACGCCCTCGCCGTACAGCCGCGCCCAACTGTCCGCAAGGCCGCGCCAGACAATCCTCTGCGCCTCGTTCTCGCCCTGATGGCCCAGCGGCAGATACGGCAGCTCGCGCACTTCGATCTCTCTCATACGATCTCGTACCCCCTCTCATAGCCCTGCGCCGGTTCATGCGTCCTGCCCCAGTAGCGGACAAAGTTGCCGTAGGCCTCGTTATAGAGCTGGCTCGAATCGGCATAGCGGCTGTACTCGCCGTTCTCCACGTCGATCTTCGCCTTGAGGTACAGCACGTACAGCTCATCGTGCGGGGCCTTCACCAGCAGCTCCTCGTCCATGCCGTCCGGATAGCCGGTCGTCATGATCTGCTCGAGCTCTTCCGGCGTCGCCAGCAGCACGTCCGCCGCGATCCTGCCCTCAAGTGCCTTGAGCCATTCGAATTTTTCCTCTTCGGGAAAGGCGTTCGGCTTCGCCGTGTCGGCGTGCTGCATCGCTTTTCTCGGCGTCATGTTCTTCTCTCCTCTCTCAATGATGGATAAAGGCGGGCGCGGGTCTTGTCCCACGCCCGCCTTGGCTATTTAGCTTAGAGCGAGTTGCCCGCCGCGATACCGCCGATGGCGGCAAAGCGCCAGTCGTTGAAGCACGCATTGAAGCGGCTGCGGCCGCGCCAGACGTTCGCGTCGGTGTTCTCGTCGATGGTGGAGCGCACCTCGAGCTGAACGCGGTCATTCCACACCGCGCCGCCGTAGGTCTCGTTGTACTTGCTGTCCAGCAGCACCCACGGGGAAACGCCGTTTGTGATGTAGTGGTTCAGGTACGGCCACACGATGACGTTCCAGCGGCCGTACTGATAGTTGAAGGCGTTGTTCGCGCTCACGGGGTCCTTGTCCGCGCCGATGGCCGCGAATACCGCCTTTTTGAGGTCGGCGTTCTCGGGGATCAGGATCGTGTCAGGGGCCACGTCAAGGATCTCGTCATTGTCGCCGCGGAACAGGTGCATCTTGGTCTCGAGCTTGCCCAGCGTGTCCACGCTGAACGCATCCTTGAAGCAGTTGCACTGTTTTTCGCCGCTCACCTTGGGCACGTGCTCCTTGGCGAACAGGTTGCTGCCGTCCGCGCCCGTCAGGTCGAACTTGACGCCCTTGAAGGTCACGCTGCCGTTGCCCATCATGGCCGCGCCGTACAGCGCCGCGCCGAAGAGCTCGCGCGTGCGCTTGTAAGAGGTCATAAAAGCCGCAGGCTGCTTGCGCATGTCGAGCAGCTTGCCGTCCTCGATCATCTCCTTGGACACGCTGAAAGAATCCTTCCACGTCTGGTACTTGAGGAACTTCTGGTAGCCCTCCTGCATGCCGTCCAGCGGATAAGCGCCGTTCTCGCCCACGGGCTCAAAGCCGCTCATGGCCGTCAGCGTGGTCATCACGTCGCCGTAGTTCTTGGAAGAACCCGTCAGGAACAGGTTCTTGAGCACGCTGTTCTGCTCAAATTCCTCGCCGCGCTTTTCAAGGAACATCTTGATCGGCGCCTGGCAGTTGCCGTAAACGCTGTTGTTCAGGTTGCTCGATTCCGAAAAAATGATTTTCATTGCTTACTTTCTCTCCTCTCTTCCGTTTTCCTTAGACAAAGCGGCCGCGGATCATGCTGCCCGCTGCCGTGCCCTCAAGGCTCACGACCTCGAACGTGCCGGGCGCCGCCGCGTCCGATGCGCCCGTGACGTACTTTGCCTTGAGACCGCCGCTCGCCACCTGGATCTTGGTGCCGACCTTCACGGCCGCTGCGGCTGCCGCGAGCTCGGTTTCAAAGGTGTACTTGCCCTGCACGCGCGTCACCGCGAGCAGCTCGCCCGCGGCCACCGTGCCGCTCTGCATGCACACATAGGGCGGCGTGGTCGCCTGGTCGGCAGAGATCGCCGCCAGCTTGCCGTCCGATACGTTCAGCAGCTGGCCGACCTGATACGTGCCCGCCGCCGCTTCGATGTACTCAAACGGGGTCATTGCCCCGTCCGTCGATTTGATGGGAATAAACATTGCGTTCCTCCTTGTCTCGTTAATTTCTGTTCTTCTCGATCCACGTGCGGATCTCCTCGTCCGTCGCCGTGGGATTGAAGATGCGGAAGCTCGCCAGCTCCTCGCTCGTCACGACCTTGCCGCCCGCGCCGCGGGATGCCGCCGCGCCGGTCAGGTGGTCCTTGCCCCTCTGACCCGTCAAAGCCTGCGCTCTCGCCGCCTCGGCCAGCGCCTTCTCGCGCCGCTCGTGCGTCGAGATGAGGTAGGCATCGTAAAACGACATGCCGCTCTTCACGCGCGCGTAGAATTCCTCGCTCTCCGGCAGCTTCAAAAGATCCTCCACGCCGTTCACCTCGGGCTCAAGCGCGTGGATCTTCTTGATCTGCTCGTCGATGGCGCGCTGCATTTTCTCCTGCTCTGCCGCGGCCTGCTCGCGCTCATGCGCCGCCACGATCTCGGCTGCCCGCTTGACGACGGGATTCTCGCTGATTGCCTCACTGAGCGATTCCTGCGTCAGCTTCCCGGCCTTGAGGTCGCTTTCGAGCTTCTGCTGCTTGAAGGACTTCGACCATTCGTCAAACTGCTCCTTCGTCGCGATGGGCTCGCCCGTGATCGTGTTCTTGAGCCCCGCACTTTCGAAAAAGGCCTTCCACTCCGCGGCCATCTTCTCGCTCTGCGCCTTGAGCGCCGCGTCCACCGCGGCCTGCTGCTCGGCTCTGCGCCGCGCCGCCGCATGAGCTCTGCGCTCGTCGGTGGTCTGCTCCTTCTTCGCGCCCTCCGCATCGTTGTTGTCTTCTGCGCCTTCCGCGCCGTCCTGGCCCTCGGGAGCGGTTACGGCGCCCTCTGCGCCCTCGCCGCCCGTCGTTCCGGTATCGCCGCCCTCCGGCGTGCCGTTGGTCTCTTCTGCGGCCGGGGCAGCGGCACCCGGCTCGTTTGCGCCTGTAGGCTCCTGCTGCGTGCCTGCCTCGTCAGGCGGCACCGTCAGGCCCATCGCTTCAAAGACGTCTTTTTCCGTGAATCCCATGTTCTCTTCCTCTCTGGCATGTTCCCGCTATCGCCCTGCGAATAGCCGCCGCCTTGCGCGTGCGGTGCCCCATTGCGGGGGTAATCATGTAAAGCGCTTCCGCTTGCCTTACTTCTTGCCGGTTCTCAAATCGGAGCCGGTATGAATAACGCCCTTCTTCGCGTCGGTCTGCTGGTTCGGCGCTTTCACGACCTGCGTGCCGCCGTTCTTGATTCTGCCGACGTAACCGCTCTTATCGCTCATGCCCGCGTCCTCCTTTCCTTTGGATTCGGCATTTTCCCGCTGTTGCCCTGCGCTGCGCAGCCGTTGGCGGCTCTGCTGCCTTACGGATGCGGCGTCCCCCTTGCGGGGAGACTGTATGCTCTGCGCGCCTTCTTTCGCGCCTTTAGCCTTTCTTACTGCGGCATGTAAAGTTCTTCCGCTTGCCCGCCGCTCGCGGCGTTCATGGCGTCGGCTTGTGCCTGCGCGTCGATCGCCGCGGCCAGCTCGTCCGGCACGCCAGCGCCGCCCGGCATATCGCCCTGCGCCGCCGCCTGCTGCGCGGCCATTTCTTCCTGCCGCTGTGCCTTCTCTTCGAGGTGCTTTTTCGTCTGCGCCGCGCCGGGGTAGTGCAGCTCCTCCATCTTCGCCCAGAACAGAATGAGCGTTTCAAGGTCCGTCGGGTCGCCGAAGGCCCTGCCCTCAAGGTTCTGCCGCGTCTCCTGCCACATCGCCTCGCGGTTGCTCGCCAGCGGCGCGCTCGTGTCGCACGAGAAAAGGAACTGATCGTTCCAGTGCAGCTCTCCGTCTTCGCCTTCTTCGAGGAAGTCATAGCGGTTGAACTCCTCGTACATCGTCTCGCCCGTGCTGTCCTTATACGTCACCGGCCGCGGCTCGTCCGAGTACGCCAGCCAGAATTTGAACATCGTTTCGAAAAGCTCGGCGTAGGCGGCGTTTTTCATCACGCGCTTGCTCTCGAGGCGTCCCGCCGCCTGCGCAGCGGAAAACTCTTTGGCCTTGCCGCTCGTTGCGGTCGTGTCCTGCCTGCCCTGAAAGCTGTCCGTGATGCCGATGATCTGCCGCGCCTCTTCGTACACCTGCGCGAGATACGTGAGCTCGTACTGCAAATTGCCCGAAAAATCGTAGACGTCGATGAGGCTTTTGTCGCTCGGCTTTCCGATGTACCAGCGCTCGCCGTCCTCGGGATCGGTGCGCAGGTCCACCCGGTCAGGGAGCGTGATGCGCGTGCCTGCCTTCATCAGTCGGTCGATGATCTTCTGCTCAATGCGGTTGCTCGTGTTCTGCTGGTCGCGGATCATGTCAACGTCGCTGTTTCCGAGCAGCTGACCGAACACGCTCACGCTGCGCTGCAAGATGATCGGGTAGCGGTCCGGCCGGTAATACGGGATGCGCACCGGCGCCTGCACCGGCAGGCCGTTTTCGTCCACCGTCTCCTGCATCCCGCCGACAAACGTGCCGTCGCTGCGCTGTACCGGCGCATAGAGCTCTTCGAAGTCCTGCGTCTTGCTCTCCCAGTCCTTGCCGCCGCACCACGGGCACGCACCGCCTGAGTAGGCCGCGCCGTTTACCTCCTGCCCCGGCAGCGGCTTTACCTTGCCGCAGCTCTTGCACACCGGCTGCCTGCGTGCCTGATAGTCCTTGAGGTTTTCGAGCTCCGTGTCGTTCACCCACGTGTAGCGGTCGATGCCGCCGCGCTCGTTGAGCTTGTAGCCGATGTAAAGCGTCAGGTTTCGGTTGCTCGTGGAGCCGTCGCCGCCGCGGACATCCGGCTCGCTCTCGCCCTCGTTTTCAAGCAGCACGCCGTAGCGGCGCTCGACGTAGCCCTTCGTCGTCGGCACCTTGACGATGAAATAATCCATGTCAGCAATGCCCGTGTAGACGTTCGGCTGCGGCGCGAACTGCTGCGGGTGGATGAGCGTCACGTTCACCTCGCCGACGGTCGTGCTCGTGCGCTTTGTGTTGTCCCACTCGACCAAAAAGCCCACGCCGCCCTGAATGGGCACCGTGCGCTCGGCCAGATCGTTCAGCGCCTCAAACGGGAGTCGGTCGAGCTCATTGCGCAGAAAGTGCTCGATCACGTCGGCCAGGTGCTCGTCCTTCTTGCGCCGCGGCGTCACCTTCGGCTGCGGAATGCTGCTCGATACCTGACTTTCGATGTTCTCAAACGTGATGTTGCGCACGTGGCTTGTCTTTTTCAGCGTGCCGTCGCGGTGCGTGTCGCCGGGGACGAGCGGCTGCATCGTGCGGTCCCCGTTGTAGACCGCCTCGCGCTCGTTCATTTTTTCGACTTCTTTCGACCACTTGGCGTCGCTCTCATTTAGCCTCGCCTGCCACTCGCGCAGCTCCTCGCTGATCGTGCTTGTCTTTGCTTTTTCTTCCATGTCTTTTCTCCCTCTCATCGCGGCTCGCCCCATAGCGCCAGCATTTCTGCCCGCTCGGTCTCGCTCGCGCTGTTGTAGTCCTCCCACATGTCCGCCGTCCAGCGCGTTTTCTTCGCGCTGCCGCCGGTCTTGATCTCCATTGTCTGCTGGGGCCGCGCATAGTGCGCGATCGCCAGCGCCATCACGCAGTCGTCGTGCGCGCCCGGCTCGGCCTCGCCCTGCAAGTCTTTCTCCCGCCGCACGAATGTCAGCATCTCGAGCAGCGTGTCGCGGTCGTTCACCGTGCTCATGCTCTCGCGCAAAATGCGGATGAGCTCAGACAGGATCACCGGTCTCGTCAGCCGGTTCGTCTGGAAGCCGAAGGCGTGCTTGATCTTGCCTGTGAAGTCGTCCTCCACCTCGCGCACATACAGGTTGCGGTAGCCCATCAGGTCGAGCAGCTTCGTCGGGTACGTCGAGAAGTTCGTCTCGATGGCGAGCAGCGCGTCGTTATAGTACTTGCCGAGGCAGTACATCTGCCGCGCATACGTGTCCTCGTCGTACTGGTGGCGCAGCGTGCAGACCTGCTTGCCCGTGATGTTGTCGAGCACCTGCCCGACGAAATAATCGCTGCCGTCGCCCGCCGTGTCGCCGCCGATGGCATACGGCCGACCGGGGACGACATCCTCGTAGATCGTCACCGCGCCGTCCGGATCATCCACCCACGCCCAGCTCTCGAGGTGTACGCCGTCTTCCTTGACGACGTTTTCGAAGTAGCCGCGCCTCGGCTTCTTCGCCCGCTCGACGATGAGCAGACGCTCGCTCACCTTCTTCGCGTCGAACACCGTCTTGCCCGTCACGCCCCACTGTCCGAGGCAATAGACCTGGTAGTAGTACTCGTCCGTCTCTTTGAAGGCTTCGAGCGTCGTGATGGCCTCCGCCGTCAGAAAGCGGTTGTCGAGATACGTGCTCTCGTGCACCGTCGCGCGCGGGTCCTTGCGGTCGAAAAACCGCTTTTTCAGCCAATGTGTGATGCTGATCGGATTGAACGTCAGGATCATTTGCAGGTAATAGGGGAAGTCTGTGCGCAGTCGGATGTCCAGCTGGTCGAAGTCCCCCTGCTCCAGCTCGCTCGCTTCCTCGATCCAGATGCCCGTGATGTCGTAGATCGACTTGAGCTTCTCCACGTCGTCGAGGCCCGCGAACAGGATCTTGCTGCCGTTCGCAAACGAAATGCTCATGTCACTCTTGTTGACCTTCGCGCCGCTGTCGGGGTAGAAGTCGGATATCTGCCCGCGCAGCTGCTCAAAGCAGCTCTCGCGCAGCGTCCGCGCTACCTTGCGGCACACCAGCCAGCGGTGCCCCGGCTCGCTTGTCACGCGCTCGAGCACCTTGCGCCCCGCGAAGATCGACTTGCCGCTGCCGCCGCCGCCCTTCAGGACGAGGTAGCGGTGCCGGTCGAACAGCAGCGGCAGGAAGTGCGCGTTGTTCGTCGCGCGGAAGTCCCGCCACCACAGCGCCACCTCAAGCTCTCGCTCATAGGTCCGCGTCTTCGTCGCCATCGTGCTCAAACTCCTGCATCAGCTCGCGCAGCATCGCTTGCCGCTCCTCGAGCGGGATGCTCGCCGCCGTCACGGTCTTTGTCGCCCGCTCGCCGAGCTCGACCTCTTTCTTCTCGCTGTAGCCGTAGTTGTTCGTCAGGTTGAAGAGGATTCCTTTCAGGTCCTTGCCCGGCCGCGTCAGCATCTCGTGCTCGTTCCAGGCCTTCATGCGCTCGCGCACCCGCTCGCCGACGGCCGCGAATTCCTCGCTCTCGCCCATGTACCGGCTCCACGTCGCCCGGTCGATGCGAAGAAAGGCGCACAGCTCGTGCATGCTCGGCGGGATGATGTACTCCGTCACCTCGACCTCTTCGCCCAGCGTGTTTTTCACCGGCACGGGGATGAGGATCACATGGCCCTTGTCGTCTCGCTTGCCGCTGTCCACCATTTCCGTGACCTTCACGCGCCGCGTGATCGCTGCGAAATAGCGCTCGCAGGCCTTGCCCAGCGTTGCCGCCGTGTACTTCTTCTGCCGCGCCATCCGCACCCCTCCTCTCGGCGCGCTTGCCTTGTTTGAAAAAAGTGTAGCAAATGCAACAGGTCGCGAACCGTCAACTTTTTGAGGGCAAAAAAGAGCCGCAAACCCTTGTCAAATCAGGGCTTGCGGCTTTTCCTCGCACGCGCACGCGCGAGAGCATGCACGCAGCGCGCCCAGGCTCCCCCGCGCGCGTCGTCGTGTTGCGTTTTCTGTTTTGTTATTCCCGTTTCGCTCTCGATGAGCGTTCTTTTCTGATTTTGCCCACCTCGGGCAGGATGTAGCGTATGTACTGCGGCATCCCCGGCGCCCATCCGGCGCGGTATAGCAGCTGTCCGCCGCGCGGCACGCTCAGCTCGGCGCCCGACAGCGCCGCGCGATCTTTCGGCTGCGGCAGCGTCAGGTTACGGCTCGGGCAGTATTTTTTCTCATCCGACACGTAGCGCACCTGCACCAGCAGGTAGTGCGCAAGGCCCAGGTAGTCCACCTCGTCATACAGGTGCTCGCAGTGCGTCCCGCCCGCTATCCACTTGCTGCGCGCGATCTCCGCCGCCTCCGTGTTGATGACGATGTGATGGTGCACGCGCACGTACTCGCCCGTCTTGCCGTCCAAATCTGCCGTCACCGGCACATAGCGGAACGGCACCCCTGCCGCTTTGCAGGCGCGCCTCGTTCTTCTCAGCCATAGCTTGAGCTGGTGGTTCGCATTCTTCCAGATCGTCTCAGGGTCCTCCGTCCCGCCGCCGAGCTTTGCAAAGGCTTCGTCCGCATAGCTCAGGCGCATCAGGTGATCTGCGCAGCTGAAATTTTCGTTCAGCAGCCGTGCCAGATGCTTTTCCGCGTTCGCTTCATTCCGCTGCTGCTGCTTGATGTCGCTTTTGAGCTTTCGCTGCGATCGCGTCGGCTTCTCGCCCGGCACCCAATATTTGATTTTTTCGCCCACGGCGCCCGCCGTGTACGTTCGGATGACCCAGTAGCCCTCTGTCATGCTTTCGCCCTCCATCGCCATTTTCGCCATTTGGGGAAGATGGTTCTAAACTCAGCGCTCAAGGAACCCCGATAACGCGCACGCGCGCGTTATCGTTAATCTATTTAATGTGTGTTCGGCCTTCTGTGCGCCGTCGCGCCCTTTCGGCGGCAGCGCACACAGGGCCGAAGCCCTGTCACAGTCTCCGCGGGAAACCCTCGTAATACTTCCGCACGATCCGCTCGAGCGTCGAGCGGGAGAGGCTGTGCTTCATGCAGATGTACGTCGCGTTCGCGTCCGTCGTCACGAATTCGAAAAGTGCCCGGTAGTAGTCCCCGCCGCCGCACTCCATACACAGGTTGAGGATCTTCCGCTGCGCCTTCTCCGGCATTTCTCGATACAGCAGCGATGAAAAATAGATGTACCCCTGCCTCTCATAGCTTACCGGCACGCTCTTTTTGTATCGGAACATCGCTCTCTCCCCTCCTCTCCCGCTCTTTGTCCGTCAGAAGCGGAAATACTCTTTCATGCAGCGCCACACGTTGCGCCACGGATGTGCCATGCACCACTTGAGGCTTTCGTGATAGTCCTTTTTGATGGCCTTCTCTTTTTTTAACGCATTCAGCGCCGCGCACAGCAGCTCTTCCTTGCGCTTCACGTTCGTCTCCGCCTCGCTCAGCTGCGCCCTGATGCTGTTCGTCTCTACCGCGGCCTTGCGCGCGTTCTCTTCCGCGGCCTTGAGCTCCACCATGCGCTCGCCAAGCTGCTTTGCCAGCTCGCGGCTTTCGTTCTTTGCCTTCTCGATGGCCTTCATGTCCTCGCCGTGCACCTCGAGCGCCTGGTCGCGCATCTTCTCCGCCTCGTCGATACGCGACCGCAGCATCGCCGCCGAATGGTCCGCGCTCTTATACTTCGCGGTGACCTCTTCCAGCGCCTTTTCATTCTCCTCGAGCTTTTCCGTCAGCGCGCCGATCTCTCCACGCAGCTTTTCATTTTCCTCGGCCAGTTTTACGCCGTCCTTAAAATGTGCCGCCGCCTCGGCTTCCGCCGCTTCCTGCTTTTCCGCCGCTTCCTCGAGCATTTTGAGCATCTGCTCCTTCGTGACCTTTTTAATGTTGATCTTCTGCATCGCTCAGCCCTCCTCAGGAAGCTCGATCCTTGCAACGCCGTACCCGTCCGCGCACTCGTGCTCGATGCGGCAGCCGCGCGCCTCCCGCCAGTCTTCGGCAAAGATCACCACATCCGCCGTCGCCAGCAGCTCGAGTGACTTGCTCAGATAGTAAAGCGGCGCTTTTGCGCCGGCCGGAACATCGAGCCCGCCCTTGAAAAAGCTGTCGATGACCTCGACCTCGCCGTGCCCTGCGTACACGGCCTTCGCAATCGCGATCAAATCCTCGCGCTCGCTCTCGATCTCCTCGTCGCTCTTGCCGCGCATCGGCTGCGAGATAAACAAGCGCACCGTCGGCAGCTTCGGCACGGCCGGTTCGTCCGCCGCAGGCTCCTCGTCGCAGCAGGAACGCTCGCAGTCTTCATCGCAGCAGCAATTCTCCGCCGCTGCCTCGCCGTTCACGCCGCCCACCGCCGTTTGCAGCAGGAAGCCCAGCAGCTCCCAAATCTTATTTCTGATCCGTTCCATGCAGATTTCCTCCCCCAGCTTCTCGTCGTAGTTCTCCGCGCTCACGCAGCTCGAGCTCTCCACGATCTCGAAGCCGTTTTTCAGCACCGCGCGCACAACGGTCGTCTTGCCGCCCATCGTCACGGTTTCGTGGTGGTCGATGAATCGCTCGACCATCTCCGCGCTGATGCTCGGCGCCGCGGTCTTGAGCATGCCGTTCACCTCGAGCGGCAGATAGGCGCTCTCGAAGACCCCCTGCGGGCTGAAGCTCTCGTACCCGTCCGCATAGCGCACCTTGTAGCCGCGCTCAACCTTGTAGCCGCACGGTACTTTGTTCTCCGCGAGCGTAACGACCTTGCCGTCCACGCGATACGCCTTTTCCGCCTCGATAAGTTTCGTTCCGATGTACTGTTTCATGGTTCTGTTTCCTTTCTTTTTCGCCCGCAGGCGTGATTAAAGATGTAACTGCTCGTGCTCGCGCGGCTTCTCGACGAGGACCTTCGTGACCTTCACGTCGCCGTAGCGCTCAAGGTCCATCGCCGCGCGCTCCTTGATGCCCTGGATAGTGCTCTCCGGCACGTCGGCCTGCAAAATAAACGTCGCCTTCATGCTTTTTCTCCACCGCGCCCAGGTCGCTGAGCCCCCGCTCAATGACGCGCCACACGTGGATGTCGACCATCAGCCCGTCCACGACGATCGCGCGCAGCGTCTCGCGGCTCACATCCCCGCCGCAGGCCGTGCTCACGCGCTCTGTCCACCCCCGGACCGGTCCGCACCTTGTAGCGCACCAGCGCATCGAAGATTTTCCGCTTCTCCGCCGCGCCGTTGCCCTTGACGCTCAGCGTCGGGAGCGGCTCTGGCGGCGGCGCTTCCGCGGCCGCTTGTTTGTCTTGCCCCGCCGTCCACACAAGGCTGTCTTTCTCGCCCTTCGGCGGCGCGATGGGCGCGGGCTTGTCCGCCTTCGCGCTCTTTTTCTCGCCCGCGCCGAGCATCGTCCGCCGCATCAGCGTGTTAATGGCCCAGTCCGCGCAGTATGTGCAGAAGTCGAGCTTCGCGATCTCCCCGCCGCCCGCGCCACTGGCCGTCACGCTCACACGCTCATGCGCGCTCATCCCCGTAATGACCCGCCCGCACCGATCGCAATATACCTGCACCATCCGTCAGCCCTCCTTCGGCTTGCCGTAACTGCAAAAATCAAGATTTTCCCGCACGGGCGTGAAAATGCTGCCGTTTCCGTAATAGAGGATCGCGCGCGGGCAGTGGCAATATATTCCCTTTTTGCCGTCCATCCGGTCGTAAGCCTCCCCGTACTCGCAGTTCTTGCAGTACGGTACCGTCACCGTGCGTCCTTCTTTGTCGGCGTCAACCAGCTCGCGCAGGTGGTCGGGCGTGGTGCCCAACGCCGCCGAGGCCACCTTGACGAACATTGGGAGCGAGGCCGTCGCCGTGATCTCCTCCGCCGTTATGCCCGTGTCCTCATAGGCGGCAAGCGCGCTGTATAACTGCCGAATGATCTGCCGCAGTACATCCTTCGATACGCCGTTCAGCACCGGACCGTTCAGAACCAGGTCCAGCAGCTTCGGCTTCATGCCTTCAAGGTCGGCGAGCGGGCCGAGATACCGGTCCACGCTCTCGTCCACTCTGACCTCTTCGTTCGTCAGTCGCTTCATGTCACATATCCTCCGTCGTTCTGCGGAAACGCGACGTAAACCGTCGCGCACAGCTCGCTGCCGCCGAATTTTCCCGCCGCCGGTCTTTCCTTGATGGTGATTGCCCCGCTTTCCAGCATCTTTTTCGCCAGCATGTCCACCAGCCGCTCGCTGCTGTATTTCTTGTACCTCTGCAAAAGCTCCTCTGCGCGCGGCCCGTTGTCAAACGGCATCGCCCGCACCTCAATCTTCCTGACGCGGTAGCGCTCTTCCTTGATGAGCGCCCTGTCCTGCGGTTTCGGCGGTGGAGCCTGCTCAACATATCCGCCGAGTGCTCTGATCGCGCCCCGCCGCAGCTTTTCAAGTAAACCATTCATTTCGCTTTGCCTCCTCTGCTCCTTCTTTCGTCGCGAAAAATGTCTTGCCGAAGTCGCTCAGCTTCTCATAGCCCTCGCCGTCCTCGCCTTGCAGAAGCAGCGCCGCCTCGACGACGCGCAGTTTCACCGTTCTGCCGCAGCCGGGCGCCCACACTTCGCCGCCGAGCTTGCATGGCAGCGTGATCGCGCGCCCGTCCGCGCCGGCCTCGACCAGCTCGCGCAGGCGTTCGCAGCCGATCTCGTGTAGCTTCTTGCCCATCAGCCGCCCGAGCAGGATCATACCGTCGCTGCTGAGCTTTTCTTCCTTGAGGATTTCGACCCCGCGCGGCGTCAGCCCTGTCGCCTCGTAGGCGCGCAGGTCTTCCCGGTCCCTCAAATAATCCCGAATGAGCTGCTGCACCACGAATCGCCGTTCCATCGGCCACGCCGCGATCTGCTCTTGCAGCTTTTTCAATGCCTCGTCCGAAACCATCATTTCCTCCTGTTCCGCCGCGCATCCCTGCGCCGCTTCTTCTGTGTGCGTTTGCAATATCTTCCGAATGCCGCGTCCGAGACCGCCAGCGTGCGTTCCATCTTGCGCAGATCGCGCAAGGAAAAATAGGGATAGCCCATCATCCGTCAGCCCTCCTTGTCCTGCCACCCGCAGTCTGCACAGGTGTTAATATCCTTCTCCGCGTTCCAAAAGATGTTCTTTGACCCGCACGCTGGGCATCTCGGAACGTCCCCTATGACGCGCGGCCCGATAGGCCCTCTCGGCCCAGGGTCGTCTCCGCCGCATCCCTCATCTCCTATAACACCCGGCTCTCCCCTCGGCCCCGTCGGGTCCATGTGCCCCAGTACGATCTCGTCGCCGCGGCTCAGAAACTCTTTCAGCGTGCCGCCCCGCTTTTTCAGCCCCTCGTCCATCTTCGCCAGCGCCTCAAGGCCCTGCCGCTGGAATTCGATCAAATCGGCCGCCGCGGCCATCAAGCCGTCTGCGCAGGTCGTGTCCTCCGGATCGTCGTCCCACAGCGGGCACCCGTCGCAGCTGCCGCTCGCGCAGCATCGCAGCGCCGTCAAAACCTCGTCACTTGTCATCGCTCTTGCCCTCCTTCAGCTTGACGCGCTGCACGATGCTGATGCAATTTGGATTGCTGTTCTCCCACATCGGCGATTCGGGGTCGGCCGCCAGCAGTGCAAAATGAGCTTGAAATGCTCTCGCCAATCCTTTGTCGCTCCTCGCAAGCATGCCGTAAATGGCATGGGCCAGAAAAGTTGTGTCGCTCAAAAGCTCTGCGAGCGACCCCTGTGCCTCGAGTTCCGTCACCCTGCCGTCCTTGGTCTTATAGCTCAACATGTTTGTGCCCTCCTTAAAATTTGAAACTCTCGCGGATGACCACGCCGCCGACGTTCGCCTCCGCCGTAAAATACTGATGGTTTTCGTTGATGTACACGATTCTCCCGTGTACCCCGCCTTTCTTGCCGAGCGCTGAGACGATCCCGTTCGGCCCCTCCCAGCTCGTCGGCACCCAGCTATACGTTTCTCCGATCTGCATGCTCAATACCTCACTCCGATAAAATCCAGCACTCGCCCATAGCCGAGCCCCTTTTCGTTTGGCTTCCATAGCCCGTCCGTGTCCCATTCGCCGCCGCCGATGCAAAAGTCATAGTGCTTCGGGTGCGTGTGCTTCATGCGCTCGAATCGGTTCTCGCCTTTTTCGAGGTGTGCCCCGAACGCGCAGAACATGCACCCCGTGCGCTGGCAACCCGTGCAATGCAGCGGCTTTTCGATGAGCGTCGACGGATAATCATTATCGCCGTCGCTCGCCACGATGTCTCCGTATACGCTGCAATACGGGATGTTTTTGTCCTTTAGGAACGCAAGCACGTCCTGATCCGTCCAGAAGCTCATGGGCTTGCTCATGGGGCGTTTGCCGTCAAAGGCGTTGCAGCCCGTGCGCTTCCACTCTTTTTCTCGCTGACGGCTCTCGCTCGCCATCATCGCGGTAAACGGCACACATCCGCTCGTAGCGTTGTATCGCTTGGCGGGTGCTTTTTTCATCACGTCGCAGCACTGCTCACTAATATGGAACGGCGCATCCTTGAGATAATGCCACTTGTCCGCCAGTTTCATCGTCGAGCAGTACACGCCCTGCCGGTTGTAGCCGGTCAGGTACAGATTGACCGTTGCATCGTTCTGCCCGTGCGCGTTTTGCAGATCGCGGATAAAACGCGCCTGCTTTTTGCCGATGACGGGATAGCCGTACCTTGTCAACACCTGCCGAATGTTCATCTTCGGCCGCAGCCGCACAAGCTGCACGTCGATCCGCGGGAACTGCTTTTGCAGCCACACCGCATAATCGTTGACGAAGTGCTGAATCTCAGGATACTCAAGCCCTGTGTTGACAAATACCAGCGTCAGCGGATAGATCGGCGTGCGATAGCGCGATAGCTCCTTCGCAGCCAGATAAGCCAACACCGTCGAATCCTTCCCGCCGGAAAAGCTGACGTAGCACTTTCCGTCCCACGCGCTGTACCATTGCTCAATCTTCTCGCGGCTCAAAAACACCTTGTCTCCGAGGTCGAGCGCCAGCAGCTCTTTCGCCGCCTGCTGCGAGATCAGCTGATTCCCATACCCGGTCATGTCAATTTCTCCGGCCGCATCAGCGGCTTAAATACCGTCTGCACGCCCTGCATCTGCGGCGTCAGCCATACGCACCACATGACATCCATGAGCGGGCTCGCGCCTTTTTACTGTCTCGCTCCTTGAAGAGGAAGTCCGGCCGCCACGTCAGCGGCAGCACGTAGCTCGGCGGAATCTCGCGGAAGAGCTGCGCCCGCTTCGCCGCATGCCAATACTGCGCCTTGAGCAGCATCGCAAACGGCTTGCCGATCTCCGCCGCATGGCGAATGAATTCTTCCGCCAGTGAAAACGGCGGATTTGTGATAATCCAGTCAATCGACTTGTCCGTGTAGTGTGGCCCGTAGGTCTTCAAAAAGTCCTGCCCGCCGCGGATGTCCGTGCCATAGACCAGCATCCCGCAGTTCCGCAGCGTCTCCACCATGTCGCCCTGGCCGCAGGCCGGTTCCCATACATCCGTCCCCGCCGACAACTTAAGAAAGCGCATCAGTGCCACCGTCACCTCCGGCGGCGTCGGGTATAAGTCAGACGCCTTGCGTGCCTTCGCTCCGTTCCCGCCCATGATCTGGCTCGCCTGAATACTATTCATCGCACGCCACCTCCTGCACATAGCACCAGCTCTGCGGCGCGCGCTTGATGTCATACGGTTCTGCGCCAAATCTTGTATTACGCAGGCCGGTAAACTCACGCAGCTCGCGCGGCGCGTCGTAGGTGCGCAGATCGGTGATGTGCCAGCCGTAACCGTCGCCCCACGCGAGGTAATCATTCAGCATTTTAGGCGTCAAGCAGGCTGCATTGAGCAGCCCGCCGACGGGCGATGTGCGCATGGTGGCGGCGTCGCAAATACGAGTCTCCACTAAATTCGGAATGCCCGTGTACCCGATGTGCGTGATCCAGTCGATTCGGTCGCAGGTAAACTCCCCGATGACCTTGCCGTGCTTTCCCCACGCCCCGAGCGCAACGCCGCCCTGCGTGCAGTAGATATAGCACTTAAACGGCGTGTCCAACTTCGGCCGCGTCTTGCGCACCTCGATCGTTTTATCGCCATTGATGATCTTCTCGCACCACTTCGGTTTGATGCTGATTAAAGCTGCTTTGCTCACGCCTCCACCTCCTGCACCTTTGCCAGCGGGCAGTAGAAAAGGCAGTTGTGCTTGCTCGCGTCCCGCAGGATCGCTCTATGTACCGCCTTGCCGCTCTTGTCGAATCGCAGCTCATAGCCCTCGGGGTAATATTCGATCCCAGCGTACAGCACCTTCGGCTTGTCCTTTTTCACCGCCGCCTGCACGCACAGGTCTAAAAATGTGCTTCGTTTCATGCGCTCACCCTTTCCCACAGCTCGCTCAGTGTGCCGATATAATGCGGCAGTGCGCAGTCTTTCAGGTTAGCGGCAACCAAGGCGCCTGCGACGGGCGGGCATACCGCATTCCCGCATCGTGCGACCTGGGCGCTGCGCTTGTACTCTTTGCCCGTATAATCGCGGTCAATAATATAGTCCGGCGGAAACCCCATCGCGTTATACAGCTCGCGCGGCGTCAGCATCCGCAACCCGATATCGCTGATAAAGTACGCCGCGCCGCTGATCCAGAGCAGGATAATCTCGTCGTCGCCGAGATCGTAGCCGCAATACGTATTCAGCAGCGCCCTCACCTTCGGCCAGAAGCCCAGCCCCGCGCCGTTCTTGCAGCGCTCAATCGTTACTTTGACGGCGGCGAATTCTCCCGCCGAGGCAGTAACGGTTTGCAAAGGTTCCGCCGGGGCTTGTCCGATGTTGTCACCCTTGAATTTGCAGATGTGCGTTATCATCAGCGCGTCGCGGTCTTTTGCTGTCTGCGTATGTATTGGCTCGCTGATGTCGAGCGGCCGGCCGTTGCTGTAATATTCAATGAGGTTTGCGGACGCGAGGCCGTAGCGGTTGGATCCGTCCACCGTTTGCAGCGGAGCGCCGAGCCCTTGCACCCGTGCGCTCTCCGTTCTCTCGGTGTGATACTGAATCAGACTGGATGCAATAAGCATCTGGCCGCCCCCGCCGCTCGTGCGCGCTGTGTTCAATGGTGCACGGCAGTCCGTGCCCGCCGCGCCGGAAACATTGCTCATGGTCAGCGGCGACAGCACGGATTTGCACACGCCGCCGGTATAGCGGCCCGTTATGGTGTTGACGGGCGTTTCGATACTTCGCGTGTGCCCGTCACCGCCGTGATTGCACTCCACAAGGAATGGCTTCCCGCTTTTAATGGTGAACCTGTCCACGCCGCGGATGACGCGGCGCATCGTGTTGTCTGCCAACGGGCGAACAGCTTTTAGCCCGTACCTCTCTGCGATCTCTGCTTTGCTGGCGAAAATGCTCGGGCACGGAAGTGCCCAGTCAATGACCTCTGCGGCGCTTCGCCAGCGCGGCAGGCCGTCCTTCCCGTCTTTGGCGTGAGTAGGCTCGGGAAATTTCACCGGCTGCCCATCACAGCGGAACACGGCGAACCAGCGCTTGCGGATGGTCGGCACGCCATAATCTGCAGCGCATAGAATTTTGCTGCCGAAGTCGTAGCCGAGACCAGCAATCAGCCGCTTCGCCTCCGTGCTGCCTTCTGAGACGTGCAGAAACTCGCAGCATTCCTTGAGCGCCGGATGATCCGGCGCAATGCCGCTTGTCAGCATGGCAAGGAAGCCCTTGAAAGTCTCCCCCGCCCGTGCAGGGTCCGGCTGCAACCCCTTCGGCGTTTCGATGCACGGCCCCCACGTCTGAATTTCTTCGACGTTCTCCATGAACATCACGCGCGGCCGCACGGCAAGCGCCCATTTGATCACGACCCATGAGAGCCCGCGAATCTCTTTCTTGACCGGCACGCCGCCGCGTGCCTTGGAGAAGTGTGTGCAGTCCGGTGAGGCCCACAGAATGCCGACCTTCTGGTCGGCGCAGACCTCTTTCGGATCTACTGCGAAAACATCCTCCTGCAAATGCCGCGTCCAAGGGTGGTTCGTCTTATGCATCCGGATCGCATCGGCGTCATGGTTGATAGCGATGTCAACGGGCTTGCCGGTCATACACGAGATTCCCGTGTCGCTGCCCCCTCCGCCCGCAAAAAGCACGACACTCAGCTCGTCGAGCGCGCTTTTCTGATAATTTCGTTCCAGCATTTCCCTTGCGCTTCTTCCCCGCCGCATGCTATAATGGCGGGGAAGAAAATCTCCTTTCATGTGTGTTTTTCTTCGTGGCGGTTGACCGGTGCCATCGGTCAGCCGCCTTTTTCATGCGTTCGCGGCCTGCATAGCCCATTCCGGCATGGCGCTTTTGGCTCTCGTCCGCCGGTCCGGCACGTACATCGGGCAGCGCACGACGCGATAGCTGTCGGTCGTGTAGCGGTAGCACTTCTCGCCGTGCTCGTTCTTTGAGCCGTTGATCGTCGTTTTCTCCGCCTCCCATCCATCTACGGGCTCGAAGCGGATCGCGTGCGTCTTCGGGTCTCGTGCCGTCCACGAGCAGCCGCCGCACGCCCGCGCGCACGACCAGCACAGCGTCGGCCGCGTCTGCGGTGCGATAAAACGCTTGTCGTCCATGTGCGCTTCACTCTCCCGTCATCTCCACGGCGATCTTGCCGAGTACTGAGACGACCATCCATTCCGCCGCCAGCGCAGCGCCCGCGCGCGTCAGCTCATTCGCCAGCGCCCCGTAGGCGTCCTCGTTCTGGTCTTTGATGGCGTCCCACATCTCCTTGTGGACCTTTTCAAGGTCGCCCGTCGCCTTCTTCGCGCGCTCAAGATGGGCTTTGATCTCCGCCCAGCTCTCGTTGTCGCTCGCAAAGCCGCGCCCGCGCTCCTGCATCGTCGTTTCCAGCAGCTCCGCCGCCGTATGCTCAAGGTTGCCGAGCAGCCGCGCGCCCGAGGATAAATAGCTCATCTGCGCACCCCTCTCTTTCTCCTCGGCTCGTCCAGCTTCAAGACGAGCACCATTCCGCGCCACGTCAGCCATCCGGCACCCACCGCCGCCAACCATGTGACCGTCTGGTCAGTCTCCGCCGCCGCGGCCGCCGCGTCCATCGCCAGGCACCCCGGCTCCAACAGGCACAGCAGCAGTACCGCGATCCACAGCAGCACCGTCAGCCGCAGCAGCGCCGCCGCATAACGCAGCGCCCTCTCTTCTCTCGTGCGATTCTTTTTCATTTGTTGTTCCTCATTTCTGCAAAAGGGTTTCCCTTGCGAGTTATTGCTTGATGTAGAATTTTGCCTTGCCGCGCATCAGCTCATTGAGGTAGGTCACGCGCAGCCACGACCCCAGCTTTTCGCGCTGCTCGTCGCTGAGCGTGTCCACGTCCACCTCTCCGCCGTCCGCCGTCTTGACGTAGGCTTTCACGATGATCGGCTCCTGTTTTCGCTTCCCCATTCCTGCACGCTCCTTTCCCTCGAATGTATGCCGCCGCGGCATGTCCGCTTGCCGTGTTCACCCGACCAACTTGATTGAATACTCGATCCTCGAGCCGCCATGCCTGACCCGCTGGCGGCTCATTTTTTTAATGGCTTGTCGCAGCGCCTCAAAGGCTTCCTCGCTGCGCACCGTCGCCTCGATCTCCGGCGTCGCCCCGTGGTAAACATCCCACGTCGTCGCCATCTTCAAAACTTGCATCTGTGTCGCGCTCCTTTCGGTGAGCCGTATTTGTGTTGCAAAATTGACAAATTATTGCATATTGCAAAAAATGGAAATATTTGGTATAATGTTTTTGTCTTCGTAATACTGCCGTCGCTCGCTCCCGCCGCGTTCAAAACGAAAGGGGGTGAAAACATGGTATTAACTAAAGGCGAAGCGTTAGAAGAAGCGCTTGAAATCGTAAAGGTTATGCTCTCCGATTCTGCTTGTACGAGCATTTACCCAAATGCAGAAAGCGCAAAAGACGTCGCTGAGTTTGTTCGAACGCTCACGGACGAACTCGTTGCAATCGAATAATCCTAACGCTATAGAAAACCTCCGAAGTTCCCGCTTCGGTGGTTTTCTTTTTACCATTTGTTGCGCTACGCAACATTATGCGCAAAAAAATAGGCGCAGAAATTGTCCTCTACTTTCAGCAGTCGTGCGAGCGCCCATGCCTCGTCAAGATACATCGGTCTGCGATTGTTGATCTTGAGCGATGCGGTGGACTGCTTGCAATTCATGCTGGTTGCGGCGTCCTTCTGCGTCAGGTTTAATTCTTTCAGTCTCTCTTTAATAGCAGATGAGTTGATCACGATGTTCACCTCCTCTCATTTGTTGCACTATGCAACTAAGCTATATATACTACAGTTTTTCTCCATTGTCAATAGCGCTGTGCAACTTTTTTATATTTTGGTATTGCGCTATGCTATTTCGTGTGCTATTATAATTGCACACTGTAAAACCCGAAAGGATAAAATCATGTACTCTCCAAAAGAAATTGGCGACCGTATCAAGTCCCGCCGCGACGAGCTCGATATGACCCTTGACGAAGTCGCGGCGAAAGTCGGCGTATCTAAGTCTACGATTCAGCGATATGAAAACGGTCTGATTGGTCGCATCAAACTCCCTGTGATCGAATCTATCGCGGATGCTCTCTGGATCTCTCCCGACTGGCTCGTTGGGGTGTCAGAAGAAAAAACCGCCGACCCGAAGGTCGACGGCCTTTCCCCATTGGAAGCGCGCTTGATGGAATTGGTTCGCCGGCTTACCGACGATCAGAAGAAGATGCTGCTGGCCCAAATAGAACTTCTACTAAGTAAGCAAGAATAG